ATCATCGAGCGCCACGGCGACGACAGCGTGACCGTGTCGCTTGGCAAGGGCGCGCAATGGACCGGCGAGGTCCGCCTGCTGCCGTGGGCCCTCGACGTCCCGCTGCGGCGCAAGAAGCCGACGACCTACTTCGTCAACTCGCTGAGCGACGTGTTCCACGAGTCGATCGTCGACCGCGAGGAGGGCCGGCGCTTCATCGCCGCGATGTTCGGAGTTATGGCCGCGTCAACTCAGCACACGTTCCAGTTGCTGACCAAGCGGCCGGAGAAGGCGCGCGAGTGGTTCGCGTGGCTGGCCAACAACGATGATGTCGATGCGCACGCAGGGTCATGGCGGTGGACCGTCCCGGGTCAAGCCTGCCGGTGTCATCTTGAGGCGGTCGATGCGCTCAAGTTGGACAGCCCTGGTAAATTGCGACGGGTCACGACCTGGCCGCTGCCGAACGTCTGGATCGGCACCAGCGTCGAGGACCATCCCGCGGCCGACGAACGGCGGGATCCGCTCGTCGAGTTGCCCGCGGCGGTGCGGTTCTTGTCGTGCGAGCCGCTGCTTGAAGACCTCGGCGACGTCGACCTGAGCGGGATCGACTGGGTCATCGTGGGCGGCGAAAGCGGACGCGGCGCCCGACCCTGCGACGTCGCGTGGATCCGCTCGATCGTCGAGCAGTCCCGCGAGGCCGGGGTCGCGTGCTTCGTGAAGCAACTCGGATCCCACGTGCTCAGCAGCGACGACTTCCCGAGCTTGCCGAGCATCGACGGTCGCGTGCACCTCGACCACAGCAAGGGCGGGGACATCGAGGAGTGGCCCGAGGACCTGCGCGTGCGGGAGATGCCGACCACTGCGGGGGCTCCCGATGTCGCGTGACCCATACGACGGGCCCGCGGGTCACGCGTTGGCGCGAGCCGAGGGCGCGACCGAGGCCTACGTGCTTGTGTGTGCCGAGATCGATAGTCTGCCCTGGTGGGCATGGCTTCGACGCCGCTTGCTCGGTCGACTTCGCCAGGCGATCGCATCGGCCGCGGCATTGTACGCGGAAATGTCGCGCATTCTCGACACGGATGACGTCGAATGAGCCAGCGTCAGCGCGAGGTGTGGAGGTCTGCGCACGAGTTCGCCGAGGCCATCGGCGTCGAGGTCGCGGCCGTCGAGGAGGCCCTGCGGGTCACGGGCACCGACCGCTCGAGCTCGGTCCACGCGAGTGGGACCGGCTCGGACCGGCGCTACAGTCCGGCGGTGCAACTGCTTCTACGACGGGAGCTCCTACGGTGAGGCCGAGGGCCTACACCATCTGGGCGCTGCTCGACGCCGTGCTCGTCGAGGCCAGCACGGCCGAGGTCGCTCAGCGCCTGCGTGTTCACCGGAGCACGGCGCTGCGCGGGTTGGTCGCGGCCGCCGATGAGGGGTTGGTCGCGAGCGTCGGCACTCCCGTGGCTGGCCGGTGGGTCATCACCGCGGCTGGTCGCGATACGCACGCCCCTCGAGCTCGGGCCATCGCCGAGGGTCTGCGCGAGGCTCTCGGCAAGCCTATGTTCCGGCCCCGAGGGCGACCGCGCACGGATCGCCTCTACCAACTGCGCCTACCGGTCGAGGAGCCCGAGGACGCCGAGAAGGCCTGGTGGATGGGCGACGGCGGGTGGTTGCCGTTGCCGCCACGGGAGCACGAGCCGGTCGAGCCAGACCAACCAGTAGAGGCCAATTCGAGCCTCGGGCCGCTATGGGGTCAGCCGTGAGCCAACTCTTCGCGGTATCCGAGGGTGTGGTCCTGGCCGCGGGCTTCGTGCTCTCGGAGCTCCGGCGAGGTCCTCGGACCAAGAGCGAGCTCGTCCAGGGCTCGGCGACGTCGCCCGCGACGGTGCAGCGCGCGCTCGAGTGGTTGCGCGGAGCCGGCGCGCCGATCGAGTTCTCGCGGGTCGCGCTCTCGTGGTCCCTGCTCGACCCCGAGTGGCGCGCGCCGGTCTGGCGCCTGGGCCGCTACGGGCTGCTCCGAGAGCGCGAGAGGGAGGTCGAACCGCACCAACGTCGGGTCGAACCTGTTCACCCGGTCTTAGGTGAGGGTATGCGCGGGCCGCACCCGGGCTTAGGTGAGGGTCCTGCAGGGCGCCCGGGGAGCGCGCGCCCGGTCTTAGATGAGGTGAAGAAGCCTGCACCCTGACAGAATTCTCGACGACGCGGTAGGCGCGGGAACACTCCGCGCCGTCCTGTGGTACAAGAGCGCCGAAGGCCCAGAGCGGCAAACTCTGGGCCCGACCTCGCTGGCATGGTGCCGACGAGACCCCACAACGAGAAGGAGGTGATCGCGTGGAGCGATCGAAGGATACACAGGCGGGCCCCCCGGGTCCAGACCACGAAGCACGCAGCGTTATCGGCGCGAGCGGCTGGCGGTGGATGTCAGGCATGCGGACCCTGTGTGGAGGCTACCTCCACCACGGTAGCCTTGGTGCAGCGCTGGCCAAGGCGCAAGCACGCAGGGAGTCGAGCCGATGACCGAGGACAAGAGCCCGAGCATCCCTCCAGGGTCCGAAATCTTCAGCGGCGCCACCTACGTCGCCGACGTGGCAAAGCGGTGCATGTTCAAGGGGTGCCGAGCGCCCACGAAGTTCGTGGTCGTGGCCTACAACTTCGACACGCGGTCGTGGATCCACGCCAGCGTGTGCGCGAAGCATGAGCCCAGGGCGCGGAAGATGGCGGCCGAGGCAAGCGCCCACGACGCGCAGGCGCGAAAGGTGGGGTTGTCATGACCGCCTCGACGCCGACAACCCTCACCCCCGACGAGGACCACCGCTCGACCGTCGAGCAGATCGCCGAGGCGTGCTCATGAGCCACCGAGACGACAACGAAGGCTGCCCTTGGAACGACCCCGAGACCTTCGCCAATCCAGTGACGGGGGGGCTCCCGTGCTGTTGCGATAATGATCGCAACTCCACGATCGGTGAGCCATCGCCCGAGGACTGGGCCCGGATGCGAGCGGCAGGGATCGAGCGCAGGCACTACGTCCTTAGCTATGCCCGAGCCAGCGCTGAGTTGGCGCGGCACCGCAAGGTCGTACGCGCGCGAGTGGACGAGAAGTACTGGGATGCGAGCACGCGGGTCAACGAGATCGCGGCCACGGCCCTGGTCGCGCGGCTCCTGGTCGAGCTCACCGCGGCGCGCCTGGACGTCCAGTTGATGCGCGTCGCCTACGCGGTGGGCTGCCGCGACAACATGCGTGCGGCGCAGATGGCCCACGTCGCGGAGTTGGCCGCGGCGCTCGGGGTTGACCCCGGGGTGCCCTGGGACGACATGCTCGAGATCGTGCGGTCAGGCAAGAGCGCGACAAAGCTAGCCGACCCTGTGGTACAAAACGTCGAAGGCCGGGAGAGCGAATCCCGGCCCGACCCCGGCGAGGCCGGGACACCCTAACCCCCAACACGAAAGGGGCAGTGATGCCCGAGAAAGATACCCACGCGCGCGATGGCGCGCAACCCATGGACCCCGATCGGCTGTTCGACCTGCGTTCAAGGCTGGAATGCCCCAGCGACATCGTGTGGCGTCGGGCGACCGAGGACGGCATCGACATCTTTGAGATGGTCGACGAGTTGCTCGCCGAACGCGATTACTGGCGCACCCGCGCCGAGGTCAACAGCCACGATGTCGAGGCGGCTGGGGTCACGCTGGCGCAGTGCGAAGAGTGGCTCATTCGCGATGGCTGGACGCTCGGGAGCCACCCGGACAACGTGCACCGCACGTGGGAGAAGCCTGGGTTCGACAACGTGCGCCTGTCGCCCAACACGCCGACGTGGACCTACTGCCTCGCCACCGGCATCGCCGTCACGATCCAGATTCGCGCGAAAGAGTTGAATCGCGCTGCCTTCGACATCCTCGAAGAGATGGCCGCCATAGCGCCGGAGTCGACCCGGTGACAGCCTGCGCCCTATTCGCCCACGACACCGCGAGTCTCGGCGCTCGAGCTCTCCGCATCCGAGGAACCGGCGCCGAGGCGGCCCGGCTCCTCCGCCTGGTCCTGCTCGCCGCGACCCGCTGGCCAGGTCGCGAGCAGCACGACCCCTGGCACAGCAACGAGACCCTGGCCGCGATCACGGGCCTGGCCGCGCGCCAGGTCGAGCGCGCGCTCGCGGTCCTGCGCAGCGCTGGCGAGCTCGTCAGCCGCTACGGCCCTCGAGCAGGCGCGCGCCGCAGGATCGGCCGGCTTCTCAAGCTCGGGCTGCACGCGCCGGTCAAGGCCCTGGCCCCCGCCGGCGCCGACATCCGCAACCTCTGGGCCATCGGTCGAGCTGCGCGAGCACGCCCGGCCGCGCTCATCACCGCTATGGTCGGGGCGTACATGCTCGCGAGTGACCACACTGGCGGCGCCATCGAGGACTGGGCCGATCTCGGCTGCTCGATGAGCGACTGGCGCAGGTTCATTGGCCACCGGGACAACCCGTCGTGGACCAAGCGCGCGCGGGAGCTTGAGCGGCTCGGGCTGATCCGCCGCGAGGGGCGCCGCGTCATCGTGTCGCCGCCGAGGGCCTGGTTCGCGCTGGCGGTCGCCGCGACCGAGTCAAATTTGCAACTCCCAGTCCCAGTCAAGCGGCGAAGCGGAACCCCGGGTGGCGAGCCAGAGCTGCGCACGCGCGCCGTTGGCGAATCCGCGCACCTCCACGAGGTCGACACGCGTCATGTCGCGGCCCCCGCTGCGAGGGTGGTGGCTGACGCGCCACCCGTAGAGGTAGACGATGCTCCCGGGATCGAGACGAGCCCGAGCCCCTGGGTGGAGGTGTTCGAACACGTCGAGGAGACCCATCGGCCCCCGGGAATATTGCGCCGGTGCCTTGGTCGTCTCCACGGCCTGGCGCCACCGGCTCGCCTGAGTCGGGTCGACCACGCCCCGGAGGAACATGACCAACGACACCGAACAACAGCGTGAGGGCAAATGGACCATCGATGGTCAGCCCGCGACCCCCGAGTGGACCCCCGAGTGGATTGCCGAGGAGATTGCCACGTGGATTGCCGAGGAGATTGCCACGTGGGACCCGTCGACCACCTACTTCACTGTCGAAGTCGACGGCGACGTGGTCGCAGAGGGCACCGGCTACGAGTACGCCTTCGATGTGGCGATGGGCATCCGGACAACCGCGTCGCGCGCAGAACTGTTTTGCTACGCGTGGGGAGCGAGCGCGGTCTGGGCTACCGTGGGGGCCATCGGCACCGTGCCCCCGACTGGATTAGTTGCCGTAATCGTGGCGATGTGCCTCGGTCTGTGCATGGTGTGGGCCCGACTTGGACTAAAGGCGGTTGATTGAATGAACATGACCGACACCGATCGACAGGGTGATCACGACCGCGACACTCAGGCGGATTGCCACCAGCTCGGGGACGAGCGCCATCGCCGGACAGCGATGCACCTGGGTGTTCGCGCGCTGCTGGCTGAGCGTCCCTACCCCTACCCAAAGGAGGGTGAGAGCGTGCAAGACTTCGCCGAACGTGCGGGGGTCGACGAGACTCAACTTCTCGACATCATTGCGCGTCAAGCCGCGGTCGCCAAGGCCCAAAAGGAGAGGCGGCGATGAGCGCGACCATCGAGCGGCGCGACGAGCCCGACGCGACCGGGAGTCCGCACCGACGCATGCTGCAAGTCGTGCAGCCCGTGTGCGCCGAATGTCGGTATCGCCGGGACAGCAAGATGGCGGACAAGTTGGACCCCTGGCGAGACTGGCTGTGCACGGCGGTGCCGCGCCACGAGTGGCCAGCCGAGTACAACCCGATCACCGGCGAGACGTCGCCCGGCTGGACGGCGTGGTCGAGGTGCACGGAGGTCAACGCGAACGGCGACTGCGGCCACTTCGAGCCGACCGTCGCCCCCACCGCGACGGCTGAGTCCTTGAGCCACGGACGGCTTGTGCGAATCATAGCGGCGCTGTCGATGTGGGTCTGGCCGACGGCCTGGGCTTTGCGGATTACGCGAGGTGAAGGATGACCGCGACGCACATTACCCCCAACATGCGCAGGGTTATCACCAACATCTGCGCGATCGCCATCGACGGCGAGATTGACTTCTGCGGCGAGGACCCGCACGGCCTGTCCGGGACGCACGGCCTGTCCGGGACGATCACAGGTCGCCAGCGAGCGGCCTCGTGGCTCGACCGCATCAAGGTGCAGGACGTGCTCGACCGGTTTGTGCCGAATGACGTCGTCCAGTTGGCGTTCGCGCTTCGCCATCACTTCGGCGCCTGCGATGACGAGCCGGAGGACTGCGATGACTGAGGAGAGCACACCCATCCGCGGACATGTCAGGACCAACACGACAGTCGAGGGGGCGATTCACGGAACGCCCGTCCGGGTCGAGTTGGTGCGGGAGAGGGACTACACCATCACGCTCGCGGTGGTGTCGGTCATGTTGCTCGCTTGCGTGGTCGTGCTCGGAGAAATTCGAGACGAACTCTCCCTGGCCAACTGCATAGCGGACGGGCACACGGCGAAGGCGTGCAAGTCCGTCGAATGAACCGGCGCCCGCAGCGAGCGCTCGACACCATCGAGGGCGTGGTCGAGACCGTGAGGTATTGGAACGCCGACTCGGGCTTCACCGTCCTCGTCACTACCGTCGCCGACCGCGAGGAGATCGTGGTCGGCGAGCGCGAGACGGGCGTCGAGAAGGGGGCGAAGTTCGTGGCTCATGGGCGCTGGTCCGCGCACCCGAAGCACGGCCGTCAGTTCGGGTTTGAGGCGCTCGAGGTGCTGCCGCCGTCGACGACGGAGCAGGTGATCGCTCGGCTCAAGACCTACCCGGGGATTGGCCAGTCGACCGCCGAGCGGATCGTCGAGCAACTCGGCGAGCGGACCTGGGAAATCCTCGACCGCGACATCGAGGTGCTCGAGCACATCCCTGGGATCGGGCCCGCGGCGTTGCGCAAGATCAAGGAACACCACCGCAAGCAGAGCGGCGCCCTCGCCAAGTTGCGAAACCGCCTCATCGAACTCGGCCTGGCGCCCGGGCTGGCCAAGGCGATCCACGAGGAGTTCGGCGAGTACTCGGTCCAGATGCTTGACGACTACCCCTACAGGGTCGCGCGCAAGGTATCCCGAGTGTCGTTCGCGCACGCGGAGAAAATCGCCCGGGCGACCGGGATTGACCGTAGGAACCACGATCGCGTCGATGCCGGGGTTGTCGACGAGCTTCGCGCCGCGCTCCGGGGCGACGGCGACTGCTGCCTGCCCGGACCTGAGTTGTCGGGCCGATCCGCGCGCAAGCTCGGGCTCGACGAGGACCACGTCGACGCGGGGATCGAGCGTCTTCTCGAGCACGGTGCGCTCGAGTTGCACTCCGGCATGGTGTTCCTGGGTGGCGTAGACCGCCTTGAGCAGAGGGTCGCCGACGCGATCTCGATGTTGGCCAAGTCCGCGCGCGTGGTCCTGTTCACCGGGACTGTGGGGAACGATCTTGCCGAGGGTCAGCGCGCCGCCGTCGAGATGGTGGCGCGCTCGGGGGTCACGGTGCTCACCGGTGGACCAGGCACGGGCAAGAGCCGGACCGTCGCGGCGGTGCTCGACCTCGCTCGGTCCGCAGGGATCGACGTTCACCTGTGCGCGCCGACCGGCCGCGCAGCTCGACGCCTCACCGAGGCCACAGGGAAGACCGCGAGCACCATCCATCGTCTACTCCGTCCCACCCCGGGCGGTGGCTTCCACCACGGATCTGCTCACCCTCTTCCACCTGGACTGGTCGTCGTCGACGAGATGAGCATGGTCGACCTCGACCTCGCGGACGCGCTGCTCTCCGCCCTCGACGAGCGTCACCGCCTGCTGCTCGTCGGGGACGTTGACCAACTCCCAGCCGTGGGCGCCGGCGACGTCCTGCGCGACATCATCAGCGCCGCGGAGGCAGGTGCCAACATCTCGGTCGTTCGCCTCACCGAGGTCTTTCGCCAGGAGGATGGCTCGACCATCGTGGACAACGCCCACCGACTCTTGCGTGGCGAGGACCTCGTTTCTGACCCGAGCAGTCGCGGCGCCGGCGGCCAGTTCTACATCATCCCGTGCGCCGAACCGAAGCAGGCCCAGCGCAAGATCGTGCACCTGGCCGCCTCGAGGATCCCGGCTGCCTACGACCTCGACCCCGCTGAGGAGGTCCAGATCCTGTGCCCGACCCACAAGGGAGACGCTGGGGTCGAGGCATTCAATGCCCGCCTGCAGCAGACCTACAACCGCAACCAGCCCGCGTTCTACGGCGCGCAGGGCCGGCGCTTTTGCGTCGGGGACCGCGTGATGCAGATGCGCAACGACTATGAGCGGAACGTGTTCAACGGGGACGTTGGCTTCGTCGCGCGGATCGCCGAGAAGGAGGTCGCGGTCGACTTCGATGGCTCGGTCAAGACCTACAAGCGCTACGACTCGCGCGCGCTGCAACTGGCCTACGCGATGACAATCCACAAGAGCCAAGGCGGCGAGTTTCCGGCGGTCATCATCCCAGTGTTCCGCAGTCGCATGCTCGATCGCCAACTGCTCTACACCGCGATCACCCGAGCTCGCCGCCTGTGCGTGATCGTGGGTCGCGTCGAAGAGATCCGCCGCGCCGTCCGGGCCGAGTCACGACGACGGTGCACCCGGCTTGCCGAGCGCTTGACACCAACACGAGAGGACCACTGATGCCCACCTACCAGCCACCCACGAACAACATGAGGACGGCGTTCGATGACGTGCGCGCGCTCGACTGCCACCGAGAGCGCCTTGCCGACGTGACAATAGCGGTGAAGGGCGTCTACGCCTCCAGGGACAAGGACGACCTGCCGCGCGGCGAGGCCCTGTCTCGAGACGGCGACCCGATCCTCGGCAAGATTCGGATCATGAAGGAAGAAGACCGCAGCGACGGCAGCGCCGACGTGCGCGTGCTTCTGCACGGTGATCGCTGGGGTCAACTAAGCGCGGGCATGCAGCGCGCCGTGATCGACATCTGCCTCACGCGGATCGAGGTCGTCGAGAAGGACGGCAAGCCCGCGCTCGACGGTCTCTATCGCCCGATCCTCCGCAAGCGCAAGTGGGGCTACCAGCACTGCGGGTTCGTCGAGGTCGACGAGCGCTATGGCCTGAGCTCGCCCGGCGTCCACAACCTGCGGCTCTTCTTCAACGACCACGGCCAGGTCTACATGCCCTGGCTCGACGAGGACCCCCCGGACGACTTCCTCTCGGTTCCGCTGCGCCCGCCCAAGTCGGCGAAGCCGCTCCCCGAGGGGGACACGATCTACAAGCGGGGGAAGCTCGCGGCGAAGCGCCTGCGCGAGCGCATCGAGATCCAGAAGATCGACGCGCTGCCCACGATCCTGGGTTTGGTCGCGCTGGAGTTGAGCGAGAGGCCGCGAGACGACGTGATCGGGGCGCTCGAGGCGAAGATCAGGGAGCACCGGGCGCTCCCCGACTACGTCGCCATCGAGAAGGGCAAGAAGCCATCGGTCGAGCCCGACCTGGCGGCGGCGACGTTGCTCACGATGACCAAGAAGGAGGCGACCCTGGACATGCTCGACCGACTTGTGCCCGAGTGCCTCGACGCCCAGGTGCTGGCGTCGGTGGCCGAGGGGGAGGGCGACAGCCCGCGCGAGGAAGTCCTCGAGGTCATCAACCGCCGGATCCGGGAGTTGGACCGATGAACCCAGAGCTGACTGCTGCCATCAGGACTCAACTTCGCGCGCAGGTCGACGGCGCCTCTGGGGACACAGTGATCGTGCCTGCACAGCATCTCCGGGCGCTGTTGGGACTCGCAGACGCGTTGGCCTGCGAGTCCGTGGCTATGTCGGGCGCGGCTGCAGTTCTCGCGCTCAACCCATCCTGCATCAAGTTTGAGCAGCGCCAGTCAACGGGTAGCGGATTGCCTCGATACGCGGTCCTAGTAGAAGGAGAGGAGCTAGGCACGGTCAGCACCAACGATTATTCGCGACTCCTCCTCATACACCGTAGGCTGACCACCAATATCGGGGAACTTGAGCGACGGCTGCACGGGATTGCGCGCGACCTCAGCGCGGTGGTTGAGGGACTATGAAGCATCTTGAGGCCAGCGCCGAGGTTCGCCGTCGTGGTCCTCGGCGTGACGGTGCTTCGCGTCGGATCTTACTCGGACGCCTGCATGGTCGCGGAGATTATGCGTCGCAATGGTGACATTCCAGAGGACCCCGACGAGGCGCGCTCGCACCTGATGAGCGGCGCCCGTCGAAACGGCGTCGAGCAGGATTAGTCGCGCTCCTGGTAGCCTGTGACCCATGCTCGAGCGAAACATCGACGGCCGATGTCAACGTGGTCGATCTTACCGTGACCGAGGTCGAGGCCGTCCAGCCGGTGGTCGAGTGGCTGGAATGAGTCTCGTGCTGCGCTGTTCGCTCAAGCATGTCAACGATCCGCGATCGAACCCATGAGATCGGCCAGCACGTGCGCTCACTCCGGCGCGCCCGTGGACTTACGCAGCAAGATCTGGCGGGTCGGGCCGGGGTGGCGGTGGACACGATCCGCCGGATCGAGCAGGGTCGCGCATCACCAACTATCGGGATGCTGTGCAAGGTGTCGTCGGGCCTCGACCTGGATGTGTGCACGCTCTTCGAGAGCCTCCGGCTCGAAGGGCGGTCGGCGGTCTCCGAGATCGCCGACGTGGTCGAGTTGCTCGACCACGCTCAGCGCGACGCCCTGTTCGCGTTCCTGCGCAGCCTGGTTGGAGGCGAAGGGTGACGACCTTCGCGGAACTTCGGAGGTCTCGCACTGCTGCCGAGGAGGCCCTGGAGGCCCTCGAGCGACGCGGGGGCGCGGCCGGCCCAGACCCTCGAACAAAGCCAGCCGCTGCGGCCACCTGGCTCGCCGAGAAGCGGAAGGCCGTCGAACAGTTCGAGACGGCGACTGCTGGCCTGCTACTGCTGACGCCGCTATCGGCGACGGCAGAGGAGTTGCAGGAGGCGTGCGCTATCCTGGACGGAGCCGCGGAGACTGACCTCGACTTTTGGCGGCGATGCGCCCGGCGAACCGCAGAGTCTAGCCTCAGCACCGGCCAGGTCGTGAAGGTGCTGCACCGGGCCGGCACCGCTAGGGTGATCGTGCTGAACCCCGCGGGGACTGACGTGTACCTCGACGATGGTGGTCAGTGGGATGACGTCGTGCCGGTCGGCTGGGTTACCACGCCAGGCGGGGAGGCCGTTCCGCCTTGACCGCGATCGACTGCAGGCAGCGATCGAACCGCCAGGTACCGGCGGTGCGACCGAGCGCGCGCAGGCCCTCGGGGACCTCGGCCTCGCGCGGTAGAGTCGGATCGTCGTAGAAGCGATGCGCGAGCATGGCGATCCAGCCGAGCGCCTCGGCGTCACGATGGCGCGCACGTCGTCGACCTACTCGGACGCGTGCGCGTTTGCGGCGGCTTTCCGAGGGGTCAAGGATATACCGGATGGACCCGTCGAGGACTGGTAGCCTGTGGCCCATGCTCGAGCGCAATATCGACGTCTCTTACCACCAAGGTCAGATCGACTGGGACGCCGTCATCGAAGACGGTGTGACCTGCGCGATCGTGAAGTGCATCGACGGCCGCTGCCCCGACATCGACCCGAGGTTCTACGAGAACTGGGCCGCGATCGTCGAGCGCCGCGACCGACTCGTGATCGGGTCCTACGCGTTCGCGCGGCCGCAGTCGGACGGAGGCGGCGAGGCCGACGGCCGGGCCGAGGCCGAGGACTACGCGCGGACGATGCTCGCAACCAACCCGCCCGACGACTACATTGCGATGTGCGACCTCGAGCGCGGCGGCATGGACCCCGAGCACAGCGTCCAACGCAACGTCGATTTCCTCGGGGCCTGGGTCGAGGTCTGCGAGCGCGAGCTCGGGCGCACGCCGTGGCTCTACACCGGGACGAACACCTGGCGTGCCCTCATGGGCTGGACCAGGGCCTTCACCCACATGCCGCTGCTCGACGCCGACTACAGCTCGAGCCCCGACGAGATGCCCTGGCCCCTGACCATGCTGCAGTACACGAGCGAGGGCAGCGTCGCGGGGATCGCGGGCAACGTCGACCTCAGCCGGTTCTGGGGCACCGTCGAGGACCTCCGCGAGTTCGCTCGCCCGGTGATCCGCCCGCGGGTTCAGGCGCTGCACCTGCGTGACCTCGACCTCGCCGGATCCGGGCCCTACGACGCCGACGTCGCGCGGGCCCAGGCCCTCATGGTTGCGCTCGGGCAGCCCAAGTCCGGCCTCATCGACCCGAGCACGGGGACCGGAGACGGCCTGCGCGGCCCGGCGACCGTCAAGGCCTGGCAGAACCTGAGCGGATCGCAGTCAACGGTCGTCGACTGGCGCATGCTGCTGCCCTGAGCTCTCGGGGAATATTGGCCCCGGCCCGGAGTTGGCCCAGCCATGACGCCAACAGGAGCGACACCATGGGCTGGCTGAGGGCCATTCTCGACGAGGTCAGGCGTGCGCGCCTGCGGTCAGTTTGGCGGCGACTGAGCAAGCGGGCCGACCGGCGACGGCGTCGAAGGCTCGAGGCCCTCGCCGACGTCTCGTCCGAGGCTCGGGTCCGAGCGGTAGCCGCGCGCGAGCGGATGCCAGTCTCTGAGCTCGAGGACGCGCTGCAGATGCTGGCTAGGCGCTACCCGATGACCATGCTCGACGTGCTCGGGGTGGTCGAGGCTCACGGCCTGGCGGACGCCCAGGCGCGGATCGAGGAGGCGGTGACCGGTGGCGGGTGACATCTTCGAGGCGACGGTCGACGGGAGCCCAGGCCCGGCGAAGGTCAACCACCGGTTCATGCCCGTGCGACGAGGATCGCGAGCCATGCTGGTCAAGTCGCCGGAGTATCGGCGGTGGCAGCAGGACGCGGTCCGGGTGTTTGGCGAAGTGGACGGTCAGTCGTTCCCGCTGGGGCCAGTGTGCGTGGAGATCGACGCGTACTGGCCTCGATGCAACCGCAAGGGTCCAGCGGCGAACCTCTGCCTCGGGGACGTCGACGCCGTGGCGAAGGCCGTGCTCGATGCGCTGGACGCTGCCGAGGTGATCGGGGACGACGCGCAGGTGGTCGAGGCCCTGTTGCGCAAGCACTACGACAAGGACCACCCGCGGATCGTGGTCAAGGTGACGGGGGCGGAGTCGTGATGCTTGTTGATCGAGACTCATCGGAGATTCTTGACCGGGCGACGAAGGTCGCTTTCGATCTCGGACAGCGCCGCGGCCCACCGCGGACAAATGCGCTGGAGACCTGGACGGCGATCAAGGAGTTTCGAGAGAGCGCGAAGGAGTGGCGTTCGCTCGGCGCAGACCGCTTGGCGGACCTCGTCGACAGCGAGCGCGAAGCATTCGAGCGACATCTGACGACGCTTCTTGAAGCCCAAGGATCCGGGTCATGAGCAAGTTGACGGACGAGCGCGACGACCACGTGTGGGCGACCCTCGACGCCCACGGGCAACGGACGGCTCGGGGACTCTCGACGATGTGCAACCTGTCGGTGACGCAGACCCACCAAGCCCTGGCCCGACTCAAGGCCGCGGGGCAGGTGCGTCACGGAGACCCGAGGGTGTCGCCTTACCTCTGGACCGCTGTCGGGGCGGACGACGACGCGGTGGGCACGGTCGAGATCACGGTGAGCGACGCGCGGTTCGTGGTTTACATGCTCGAGGCGATGCTGGCTGCAGATCGCGCGGGCGAGCCGACCGAGCAGGTGTTCAAGCGCATCGAGACAGCGCTCCGGAGGGCCGGCGAGTGAGCACGCTGCACACGAGGGGCTATAAGCCCGCGGCGGGCGAGCGCGAGTGGTCGCATTTCGACGATTTCGAAACTCCATTGCAGCGACGTCCCTCACGGCGTGGCTGGTCTGGGCTGTCTATGCGGTCGCGTGGTGGCCCATGGCGACCGTGGCTGCTGGCGCCCTGCTCTGTGGCTTCTGCTGGGAGCTCTTCCGGTGAGCCAGGCGAGCAAGCGCCGAGCCCTCGCCCGGGTGCGGGAGCGCGAGCGGGTGGCGAGGTTCATCGCCGATCACATCCCAGTGAACCCGCCCGAGGGGATGTGGTCACGGGCCTACGAGTCAGTGTCGGCCGGCCGGATGGATGCCCGCGATGCTACCCGTCTACGCGGCAAGGTCCCAATGCTGCTGGCAGGAGGATCCTTTGACGTCCACTCCGCCCGCACTGCCGCTCGCTCGCTCGTCGCCCTCGAAGCCGAGCAGGCCGTGTTCGAGGACTGGTGCCGCGAGCGGGGGATGGGGCCGGAGGCGGTTGGGTCGCGCATCCGAAACCCTCGACTGTGCACTCCGTGCATTTGTGACATGAACCCAGAGACGACCGACGGCCCAGACCGGGACTGCCCTTGGCACGGAGATGACGACCGGCCGAGGCCGACCGGACCGATGTGCTCGCGGACGGCGTGGCCCAGTCTTGGTGCCTGTGGGTGCGAGGGCGACGGCCTTTTCACCGTACTCGAATGGCCCGGATCGCTCGCTCGCGAGTACGCGTGGAAGCGGTGCCCGAACGAGTGCGTCCCCGCCCGCGAGGTCGTATCGAAGCGCCCAGCCGGCGAGGTCCAGGTCGGCGCTAGCATCACCGTGAGCTACACGAGCGCCCTCGGTCGGCGCGTCCGCGTGTTCGGCGAAGACCATCGGCTGTGCACGTGCGTCGACGGGTGGGTCCGCCACGGTGACCGAGACCCCCGTGCCCCCATGGGCCGCACCCTCGCCCGCCTGGGTCGCCGGGTCCTCGCCGCGTTGGAGGGGCAGCCGAGCGAGTGCCAGGCGCCGCGGTGCGATGGCGGGGTGGCGACGATTCGAGAGCCCGGGTTCGTTGGCCAGCCCGAGCATGCCTGGCCCGTGCGGGAGGCCGGCCGATGCCCCGACTGCCGCGGCACAGGCCACAACCTCCGCGGGGTGCTCCCGCCCGTCGAGTGGCCGGCGGTGGTCAGGCGCAAGGCGCTCGACTCCATGGAGGAGTTCGACGACGCGAACCCGATGCACCGTCGGGGCCATCTCTACTGGATCGAGCGCGGCCTTGGCCTGAGCGAGCCGATGCGGCGACGGCCGACCCGCGTCGTCCCCAGGGGGGAGCACCGCGACGCGAGCGGTCCGCCGATGGGTTTCACCAGGCTCCGGGCGGACGTCGACGGCGGTGGCTACAAGGCAGGGGAGCGCATCCGGGTCCGCGGGTACGGGCGCGGCCGGTGGCTGCCGCGGGGGTCTCAGCGCGCCAGGCGGGAGCTGCACGAGGTCCCGCTCGCCCCGGGGTTCTCCGGCCCGCGCAAGCGCGTCCAGTGGGACCAGTGGGACCTCGCGCCCCGCTGGCGCCGAGGGGAGCTCCGGCACGCCGAGCAGCGCGGGAACCGCTCGCGCGCCCGCATCAGGGGCCGAGGGTTCGACTGGGCCATCATCGACGACCCGGCGTTTGATGAGCAACGGCATGGTGCGCCGGTCCGCGATGGGTTGGGGTTGCGCGAGGGCGCCGCCCTGTTGTCTGCGCTGACCGGAAGGTCGACCGATGACGCGGAGGATGCGATGCGGCACGCGATGCGCGCTCTCGTCGAACACCCGCGCGGCGAGGATGTGGACGAATGAGCGATCGGCACTGGGTCATCCGGCGCATGGTCCACGACCGCGCCAAGGTCCTGGTGACCCACCATCGGGCCCAGGCCGTGCTCGAGCTCTCCGCGCCCAAGCTCGTCAGGGTGTCCTGGTCCGCATGGCTTCGGGCCGAGCACGCTGACGCCGACCCCCTCGCCCCCACGCCCGAGCTCGAGGCCATGATCCGCACCGTCGAGATTCTGGCCCGCGGCCAGCACCCGCCGTCACTCCCCTACTGCCCCGGGATCCCCCGCGCGGACCTCGACCCGCGGGTCCTGGCGATCGACGAGCTCGCCGAGGCCGTTGGGTTGAGCCGCGACGATGTCGACGCGCGGACGAGCGAGATCGGCCGAGCGTTTGCGCGAACAGCGGACGCAGCGCTGGCGCGCTGGCGCGAGGACATGGAGGCCGATCGGAGGCCGGAGAAGTCGGCGCCCCCGACCCACGCCGAGCCCGAGCCGGATCGGGCCCCGGCGCCGCGTCGGAGCTTCCGCTCCGTGGTCGCCCCGCGCGCGAGCCTACCGGGTTGGGCCCGCGCGCTGATCTTCGCCGACGAGCCTCCGCCGATCCCCGAGGATAATTCGGGGGCGGACGGTCACGGCCCTGGGCTCGACGAGGAGTTCGAGGCCGTCGACGACGCGGAGGCGATCGCGCTGGAGTTCGAGGACGAGCGCCGCCTGGTCATCGTGCGCAAGGCGCTGTCGGGCGTGGCGCGCGTCGCCGGGCGCTACACCCTCGACGTGGTCGCCGACCTGCTCGTCGGTCGCGCGACGGGATGCATCCGGCACGAGGGGCTCGACGCGGTCTCGACCTTCGGGGTCCTCGCCAAGCACGACTGCGCGTGGGTACGGGGGCTTCTCACGGCCTGTGAGTGTGCAGGCCTCGTCGAGCGCCGAGGCCTGACAGTGCTCGGCTCGGAGGTCATGCTCGGCCGAGATTCGGTGCGGGTCGAGTTTGATGGGTGGGAATGAAGCCGCGGCCGTCGTGTTCGCGTGACCATGAGCACAGCGCACGCGAACCTGATCATCGACGTCGAGACCGGATCGGTCGTCGGTGTCGACATCTTCGATCACGGCGACCTGATGGCCAGGGGCCACGCCTTTTTCTCGATCCATGGATTGAGCGAGACGAGCGAGACCTGGGACGACGCGCGCGCGGCGTGTCTCGCGCGGCTTGGCGCCGCGTCTTGGGTCTTCGGCCAACCTGGCACCCCGGTGCGCGACGCCATCGACCGGCTGGTTGCAGGCGAGGGCGGCAAGGTCTTGCCAGGGACCATCACCCTGGAGACGTCCGAGGAGCGCGAACTCTGGCTCACCGTAGCGCGCACGCGGGCGGGCAACGGACCGCTCGCCGCCCGGGATGCCGACGCCGCTGTCCGGGCCTACCGGGAGCGGCTCCCCGCGAGCGACGACGAGCCCGGACTCGACGCTAGCGCCGAGCAGGCCGCCGCTACACTCCGTGAATTCATCGCCGAACATGCCCCCAAGCCCATGGATTCGAGCGCATGGAAGGCGATGAATGTGTTCCTCGACCAATGCGCTAGCATCAAGCGGGGTCCCACTAAGGGGGCGAGCGACGACGGGCCCGACTGGGCCAGCGCGGTCTCCAGCCTCTTCCCGCGTGTCTCCGAGCCTGGCGAGCTCGGCGCGGCAGTTTGGCGCCTCATCGAGGCCGAGCAGCGCCATGGCTACGCCCGAGCCGTGGGCGAGCGACGTCCGAGGCCGCCCAGCCACCCGGGTGCCAGCGCCGAGTACCACCCGGACTGCGTCAGGCTGGGCGAGTGCTGGCGCAGCATGCACGGCCCGATGCCCGGATGCGAGGGTGTCTGCAAGCGACTGAGCCTGGGGCGCGCAGGACTGTCCGACGGCCTCGGGATGGTCGTGGGCGAGGACGGCGAGCCACGGCCCGCGCGCGACGGCGAGGCGGTCAGTGTCGAGCCGCCTTCGCCGTGGAAGCAAGCCGAGGACACCGCGCGCGAAGCCGAGATTGCGGCGGAGCGTTGGCAGTCCAACGCCGAAGCCACCAAGGCCCGGCTCGACGCGCTCATAGGGGCGGTCGAGTTCGACTTAGAGATGTTCGTCTGGCTTGCCTTGAACCCCGGCGAGGACCGCGAGGCTCGACTGGCCGAGGGGAGGCTCCGCGCTGCTCTCGACGCCGCCAAGGGTGACGCGTGACCGGGTCCTGTCTGCGCGGGGACGCGGCCTGCTCGACAGAGCCCCCGCCCCGGACGCTGTTCGAGTTCATCGTGCGGCGCCGCTGGACCACACTGGACCACACGCCCTACCGCAACACCTGCGCGGGCCCTTGGCGCATCCTCAACGGCGCCATCGTGCTCGACGTGAGCCTGCGGTCCTGGGAGTGGTCATGCCACGGGCGCACGGCAGCCCCGTTCGCCGTCGTCGTGCTCGTGCGATATCCGGACCCGCTCTCGCCGTTCCTGTACCCTTGACGGGTGCAACTCGTAGCGCCCCAAGACGACAGCGAAGAGTACGCGCTGCTTGAGTACCAGCGCCGCTGGTTCTACGACCGCAGCAAGATCAAGGTATCGGCGAAGTCGCGGCAGATCGGGATCACCTGGACCACGGCGGCTGAAGCCGTCGTGGTCGCGGCCTCGGCACATGGCGAGGGCGGGCTCCACGTCTACTTCATGACAACCTCGCAGGAGGATGCCCGCGGATTCATCGAGGACTGCTCGAAGTGGATCGGCTGGTTCACGCCGATGATCCAGGCGTGCGCCGAGGCGTCTGACATCATCGAGGGCGACGACTGGTTCACGGATTCCAACGGCTCCGCGATCCTGGCCTACCGGATTGACTTCCCCAGCGGGTACTCGATCTTCGCCCTGCCGACGAGGCCCGCGAAGATGCGCGGCAAGAAGGACTGTTACGCGATTCTTGATGAGGCCGCGCAGGCTCCGGTTGACGAGTGGATGACAGCCGCTGCTGGGTCTCTCATGTGGGCCGGTCGCCTTGCAATTATCTCGACCTACTTTGGCACCGACAACGAGTTTTACCGGCTCGTGCAGCGGGCAAGGGCGGCGGCGCAGGACAGGATTGCTGAGGGCAGGCCTCACAACCCAGCCAAAGACATCAGCCTGCATGAGACCTACATCTACGACGCGCTCGAACAGGGTCTGTTTCGACGCATGTGCAGGAAGAGCGGCCAACGGTGGTCGGCACAGGCTGAAGTCGAATACGTGGAGTGGTTGCGCACCACGGTTTATCCGGGGACGTTTCCGCAGGAGTGCGAGGGCATCGCCGATCAAGGTGGAGGCAAGAAGATCCCGCACGCCGTCGTTGAGCGGTGCCTGACCCTCGGCCCCGACATCTGCACGATCTTCGAGGTCGAAGGCGGAGCGGTGCCGACCGCGTGGGTCAACGGCGACCAGGTCGGGCGGGCGACCGAGTCGTGGGACACCGAGGACGCCGGCGCTGCTGAGGCTGAACGCCGGCTCAACACGATGCGCCAGTGGCTCGAGACCCACGTCGCGCCCGCGCTCGAGCGGATCAACCGCGAGGGCGACGCTATCCACGCGGGCCTGGACTACGGGCGAACGACCAACCTCAGCGTGTTCACCCTCGCCGCGGTTAAGCGGTCGCGCGTTCGCGAGGCGCGCTTGGTCATCGAGCTAGAGAACGTGCCCTGGCCCGAGCAGGACCTGGTCCAGGACTTCCTCTGGGCGCACCTCCGAAACCTCCGCGGGGGAGCGGCTGACAAGGGCGGCAACGGCGGCCCATCGGCAGAGCGCTGCCAACTTCAGACGGCCGGAGTCATCAAGGCGGTCAACATCAACAGCGGCTGGCACAACCCGAAGTTCACGACCATCGAGAAGCACCTGCTCGCCCAGTCGTGGCTGCTGCCCCGTCACCACGGCCCGATGCTCGGCGACCTGACCAGCCTGCGGACGGTCAAGGGCAAGATCGTGGCGCCGCAGCGGACGACCACGACGGGGCGCAGGCAGAAGCGCCACGCCGACGGGGCGTTCTCGCTGGCGTTGTGCGAGCAGTCGGTCGAGGTCGACGGGCCGCCATCGATACCGAAGCCGAAGCCGAGGAAGATCAGGCGGATCACGAGGGCGCGGTGAGACGCCCCCGGAACGTCAGCGCCCCGCTAGCCCACCAATCACTCTACCGGCTCGAGATTCGCGGCGCGGTGCGTCGTGTGTGTGGACGCCCCATCCGATGGCTTGAGATCTAGTTTGCGGGCCCGTGGTAGCCTGGCGCCGAGGCACCCATGACCGACGGACCCAAGAAGATTGCGCGCACGGACTCGAAGCTCGTCGACGAGCTCGGTGACTACCTGCTTGGACCCGGGAGCCCAGCAATCCGCTCGGGTTGGCTTGCGCCCGAGACCGCGTGGGCCTTTTACTGGCAGAACGGCACGATCCGCCAGATGATCAACCGCTTCACCACACTGATGACCAAGGCGGGGTGGGACTATACCGGGGCGGACGTCAAATACAACTGGTCCAGCGTGCAGAGCGCGCTCGAGTCGAAGCGCATCAAACAGCATCAGCGTCTGTGCGCGACGTGGGCCTTCGTTTTCGGCGGCGGAGCGGTCGAGCACCTGGTCGACGACGCCAACCGGTCGCGCACCGAGCCGCTCGAGTTGCAGAACGTCCGCGCCTACAAGGGCATGCGGGTCTGGTCCGCATACGCGCTCAAGCCGGAGTCAGGGCGGAACTACAAGACCGCCGAGTGGTTCGTCCCTCGCAACCAGGGTGCGTCGAAGAAGATCCACCGGTCGCGCTTGAGCATCATGGTCTCGACCGACGTGCCCGTGACCAACCTCGGTTCGTCGCTGTTCATCAACGGTCGCACGGGATGGCCGCCGTCGTGGCTCGAAGGGGTCTACGATCCCTACTGCGACTGGGTACGCGCTCACCAAAACGCGACGCAGATCATGCGTAGCAAGTCGATCCTGCACCTCATGCTCGCGGGGTACAGGCTCGTCAGCGAGTCACCCGACGACCCCGAGGCCGTCGCGTTGCAGAACAAGCTCACGCAAATCCTCAACGACCTCGACAACACGGGGATGTTGATCACCGACGACACCGACAAGCTCGCCGAGGTCGAACGCAGCCTGAGCGGGATTAGCGACGTGCTCGAACGCAAGTCGTTGCGAGCTGCGAGCGCTGCGGGCGTCCCCAAGGAACTGTTCGTAATGGAGGCCGAGGGCAACCTCGGGACCAAGGCTGCGCCCTACGATGCCTACAACGACATGGTCGCCGGCTGGGCAGAGATGATGCTCAAGCCTGCGATCGAGCGGTCGACCGACACCGAACTTCAGGTCCAGAAGTACAAGTCCAGCCTCGTCGGCGAGCGGCTGGTCACGCCCACCGAGTACACCGTGACCCTGCGCCCGGTACAGGAGCAGAGCGAAGACGAGAAGGCGAAGACGCGCGAGGCCCAGAGCAAGGCGCGCAAGAACGACGCAGAGCGTCTCCCCGAGACAGTGATCAACTCGGACCCATCGATCGCCCGCGACTACCCAGGCTTCGAGCCTTGGCGCGAGCAGCAGGAGCAACTGGCCGAGCAGGCGAAGGCGGTCGCGCTCGAGTCCGAGGCGGACGACCCCGAGGGCGAGGACATGGTGAGCGCTGGCGCGGTGGCGAGGCGTCTCGGCCTGTCGCCCGCAACGGTCCACAAGATGGCCCACGCGGGGGCGATTCCGGGTCGCAAGGTCGCGGGGCGCTGGCGCTTCTACATGTCGCGAGTCCTCGCGGCGACGAGCGGGATCGAGACACCGCGGGGCCAAGACGCCAGCGAGCATCTCGATGCGACATGGTCCGAGGCGGTCGTGTCCGACGCTGACCTTGGGCTGTCGAGCGCGACGCAGTTCGGGGATGCCTACGGAGCGAGCGTGGCCATGCGGGAGATCTTCGCCGTGCTCGAGCGTGTCCGAGACAGCGACCTCGCGGTCTTGCTGCTCGGGGAGACCGGCACAGGCAAGGGCGACGTCGCGCGGGGGTTGCATCGGGGCGGCGAGTTCGTCGTCGTCAACTGCGCCGCGCTCCCGGCCGAGCCCGAGGCCGTCGCCGAGTCGATCTGCGCGAGTATGGCCCGGGCCAAGGGCGGCACGCTGTTCCTCGACGAGATCGGCGACCTCCACCCCGCCGGGCAGTCGGCGCTGCTGTGCGAGCTCGGCGACGCCGACTGCCGCCTGGTGTCGGCGACGTCCCGCGATGTCCGTGACGGATGGGCGTTCCGCCCGGACCTGCTCTATCGGCTCGCCGAGGTCGAGGTCGAGGTCCCGCCGCTGCGAGACCGAGAGGACGACGTGCACACGCTCGCGCGGCGATTCTACGACGGCTACACCCAGGACGCTGGGATCACCCCAGCCGACCCGCCGTTCACGCCGGCAGCGTACAAGACCATGCTGGTGTATCCGTGGCCAGGGAACGTCCGCGAGCTCCTCGGAGCCGTGCGGCGCGGTGCGCAGTTGGCCGGGCACGCACGGTCGGTGGGCCCAGAGCACTTGCAACTGCGGCTCCGCTGACGTGCAGCGGAATAAAAACGGTTCAGAAGTGTCCTCCTGGAAGAAGCCATCGCGGCAGCATTCGCCGAGGAATTCGAAGAGTTCGCGGCGAGCGCCTTTGCCCGCAAAGCGGCGACGCTTGTCCACTCGACGCAACTGGCTCGGGCGCTCGGACTTCCCGTCGACACCAACTGGCAAGGCCTCATGAAGGCCGCGCGGGAACTGGCACCGATGAGCGCCGAGACGCCAGAGCCCACCGGCGCAACCCTCAAGCTTAGCCCCGAGGCACGCGCCTGGGCCGATTCAACATTGGTCGACCTCGAGTCCAGCCTGGGCGAACCAGACGAGGCTCTGTGGGAGTCTATGCGAGCAGACGGCCTGGAACGCCGGGACTACATCGCGGCCTGGAAGATGACGGGCCGACTGCTCAGGATTCATCGGGAGCTCGTTCGCGACAGGATGGGCGACGAGATCGAAGGGTCCGAAGCCGACGCTCTCGCGGCCCGCTGGCGGCTTTCTACGCACAGATGGTCGCGTGCAGGTGGGACGCCAAAAACGCGCGAGCCGAGCGTGACCGCGCCGAGCAGGAAGCCTGGGATGACCCCGACGATGACGACGGCGTTTCCTCGCGGGATTCGGATCCGACCCGATGAGCGACCCAGTCACTAGCATCGCGCCGGACGTTCTCGACCGTGTGCTCGGCCGGGTCGACGAGCGCCCATCACAGGCAGACATGGACGCCGTATGCCTCGACGCCGCAGGCATCGTCGACTTCAACGCTCCCGTGGGCCTGATGGTGGCCCGCGCGCTTGCCGAGCTTATCGAGCGCAGGGATGGAAGGTGGCGAGAGCCTCGCTGAGAATGTCTCGCGCTTGCGCTTAGGCGTGCATAGCGTTGCGCACAGCGTTGCGCACAGCGTCCACGTCGCGTACTCTCCGCGCATGAGCTCGACGATCAAGTCGTGGGCGAAGGCGCTGGCCAGCGTCTGCAGGCTCGTGGTGGCCGCAGAGCGGCACGGTCAGGACTCGATCTCGATCGCGGAACTGCGCACGGCTCTGGACGGCGTCGATGTCCAGGCCCTCGGAGACCCGCCCCCGCCCCGATGGATCGGGAGTTCCAGGGTGGTGGTAGGATCACCGCATGGGCCGCGGCTCGACGTTCGGTGATCGCCTTCGTGCGGAGCGCGTCGCCGCAGGGCTGACCCAACTTCAACTCGGGGAGCGTGTCGGGCTGTCGCGGAGCATGGTGGCTATGCTCGAGACAGGTCGTTCGAGTGTCCTGTTGGCCACCGCGTCGAAGGTTGCGCGCGCCCTCGATGTATCGGTCGCCGACCTCGTAATGGAAGGCGGAGACCTGTTCGAGGTCGAGTTCGTCGTGGGCGAGGTCGAGCGGAGCACGCCGCCACCGTGGATGGAGCGCAAGATTCTCGCGCAGATTCACGGCCCGGCTCCGGTTTCGGTGTGGCCGTATCGGGGCGATGGGGTCCTGCGGCTCCGTGCTCGCGCGTCGTCGCTAGCGTCGATCGCGTCTCTTGCCGGTCGAAGTGTCGATGGGATTCCTGTTTTTTTGCCAGCGCCCACGGTCCGACCAGTCGAACCCTCGGGACGTCTTTCCGTGCTTCTTCGCGCCCGGTCGGGGGACGAGGCGCGCGAGTACGTCGACAAACGACTGGCAGCGGCAGAGTGCTCTCCGCGTGTAGCAGTAGACAAATTGGCTGGCCTGTGGCGCGTCCGATTGGCTCGAGTTCCGCGCAGGGCATCGCTCGCGTTGCAAGGCATCGTCGCGACGTCTCCCATCGGGCTTTTTGTCCCAGCGTGTCAATAGCATTGACACGCAGGACAGGCTCCGGGGCGACGCCCGCACGGCCACTCGTGTACCACCGTAGGCGATGGCCGAAGGTGAGAAGCGCTCGTCGACCGACAAGTCGAAGAAGCAGCCCGAGCCGCGTCGAGGCGACAAGCGCCCCGACGAGAGGCCCGCCGACGGCAAGAGGGTGGTGAGGTTCGGGTGACTCGGTTCGGACCAGGCACGGCCCTGGCGCAGCCTCGAGCTGACGCCTTCCGCGTCACCGTCGACGACACGATGGACGTGCGAGAGGGCCGTTGGGATGGCCAGCGATCCAGGACCGAGCTCCGCAGGTACGCGGAGACCGACGACGGTGTCGACTGGCGCCGAGCCTCGCGCGGCTACACCGTGTTCGACCTCGACCCCGAAGGCGACCGCGACCCAGTCCAGGCCGACGGCAAGTTGCCGGTCGCCTACGTCGAGGACGGCGAGCTCGTCGGGATCGGCAACGGGATCCGCAACGCGCTCGCGCGACTGGACCAGACCCGGGGCCTGGCCGAGAGCGTGCGCCGAGATGCCCGCGCAACGCTCGAGTCGATGCTCGCGCGCCTCAACAAGCAGACGGCTGACGCCGTCGTAAACAGTCTGGTCCGCGACGGACAGGCGCTGACGATTGATGCGGGCGCAGCGGCGTCGAGCATCGCCAAGGCCATGGACCAGTCTCGCCGGCGCCTTGCAGACGTCGAGCGGTCCGCGGAGGAGCAGGCGGAGATCCGCGACAAATTCCCCCGGCTCGTGAACATGACCCCGGGCGAGATGCGGGCCTGGATGGACAACCCGTTCTCCGGCCCGAGCCGCAAGTCCGGAGACGCCCGCGCCAGCGCGCGCGAGGCCCTCAACGACGTCATCCGCCTCAAGGAGAAGCGCATGTCCGAGTGGACCGAGGGCGACTACGACGACGCGGTCGAGGCGATCGCGTTCATCGAGCGCATGTCCGAGGTCGACCAGGGCGAGCCGCTTGTGGTTGAGGGGCGCGAGGGGCCGAGCGCACGCGATGCATCGCTCAAGGACTGGGGTCATGACCTCGGCAAGGCCGACAGGTACATGGCTACTGACGGCGCTGTCTGGCGATGGTCGCGACTCGACATCGAACTCGACTCGGACCAACGCTCGCTGCTCGACCGCGCCATCGCGGTCGCCGACCGGCTCGAAGCGCGCGGCGACTCGGCCGAACTGAAGACCATCGCCGCCGAACTCCGCGCGGACGGCCTCGAGGACCAC